ATACGGCGAGCATCGCTATCCCGCGCAGCTCGTGATCCAAGACGTTCTGACGCTGCACGGTTCGCAATTCAGGAACGCCGCGCTGATTGTCGCATCGCCACCATGCCAAGCCTACAGCTATCGCGCGATGCCGTGGAAGCGCGCCAAGGCGCTTCCGCCGCCGGACAATACGCTATTCGAGGCGTGCTTCCGCATCCAGCGCGAGGCCTGCGACGCGGCGGGGCGCCACGTTCCCCTGATCATTGAGAACGTGCGCGGCGCGCAGAAATGGGTAGGGCGCGCGAGGTGGAATTTCGGATCGTTCTACCTTTGGGGAGACGTGCCGGCGCTCATGCCGATTACGCTGGGGCGCGAGGTCATGAAGGCCGGCGTCGCGCATCGCAGCAATGGAGCGACGAACTTTCACGGATACAAGACGCAAGGCATGAATTGGAGCGACCAGACGAAGCGCGGACAGGACTTCACGCGCATCGCTGGCCAGCAAGCGATGGATGGCGCGAAACTCCCCGGCTTCCGCTTCGACGGCAGCGGCCGGTCGTTTCAGAGCGCGAGCGTGAAAGGAACGAAACAGGGCGGCGATTGGTTTGGCGCGGGCGACAACTGCTCAGCGCAGCGCCGAGCCGGCTCCAAATCGAGCGCCCGCAAGTTCGCCAGCGCCATGATCGCCAAAATCCCGCTACCGCTCAGCCGGCATGTCGCTAGGATGTATCTCCAATGATCAATCTTTCCGCCCAGCGCGTGGCCGAACTGCGGTGCGGCAGGCGGCGCGAAGGAAAGGCTTGGCTCACTGGACGGGCATAAAGTGGAAATTAGGCAGGCGCGACTGCGACGATGGGGAATGACAGTTATGAGCGACAAAAGCGAGATGGGGCCGTGAGCGAGATATTCGTGTTCGGCAGCAATCTTGCTGGACGTCATGGCAAGGGCGCCGCGCTTCACGCCAAGAAGCATTTCGGGGCCGTTTACGGGCAGGCGGAGGGCTTGCAAGGCAATTCCTACGCCATTCCGACGAAAGACGAAAGGCTGAGATCATTGCCGCTTGAAAACGTTCGTCGCCACGCCGCGATCTTCCTGGCGTTTGCACATCAGAATCCATCTATGGTTTTTCGCATGACGGCGATCGGCTGCGGCTTGGCCGGCTACAAGCCGGAGCAGATCGCGCCGTTTTTCGACGAGGCGTCAGCCAATGTCATTTTGCCGGCGGAGTTCAAATGACCGGGCATGCAAATAATGCCAAAGGCGGCCATACCTCCCAATCCGGCTGGACGGACGAGCGCGTCGCCGAGCTTCGCAGGCTCGTCACGATCGAGGGATATTCAGCGGCGCGGGCGGCAGAGAGCCTCAGCGAGCCAATAGCGGGAATTATCTTCACCCGTAATTCGGTTATTGGCAAAGCCCGAAGGATGGGAATTCTCTTGAACGAAAACCATGGGAAGGCTGGCGCCCATACAGTTCGCGAAAAACGGCCATTGGTTGAGCGCAGAGCGCCGCCCAGGCCCGTTGCGCAGGGCGACGTTGTCGCTGAGCCTCCAAAGGCCGAACAGCCTCAGGCGCCCTTCCTACGCATTCCTATCACGGAACTGAACGAGCTGCGATGCCACTGGCCCGAAGGCGATCCGAAATACGATGCGGCCAATTTTGGGTTTTGTGGGCAGCCCGTCGAGCCGGGCAAATCGTATTGCCCGTGTCATTGGCGGGCGTCTCGCGCTGTCGATCAGCGGCGTGTCTCGGTTGCGGCTTGAGATGAAATCCGCGCCTGGCGGTTTCCAGGCAAGAGGAGAATGAAACATGAGGTATGGACAGGCTCTCCAGCCGGAGAAGGCGCCGTCTCCGGACTCGATCACCGGGCGGCTTTCCTCGCTGGGCAAGCTCATCAGCGATCTGTCGGAGGTCGCCGACGCAGCGGAACGTATCGCAAATCAGCTCGGCGGCGCGCAGCCAGGTGCGCCGACTTCAGGGGCGAACGGTCCGTCGCCAGTTCCAAATGGTCTTGGCGAACGCTTGGGCGATCTGATCGTATCGCTTGAGGCGAATATCGACCGCGTGCGCCAAGCCGCCAATCGTTCGGAAATCGCCCTTGGCTGAAATGAAATCGGCCGGCGAGTTATCCAGCCCGCCGGCCGACCGAGACAGAGTTGAGCCGATCTTCGTGTGCGGGGCAAGGAGTTAAGCTCCGGCCCAAAGCACTACGCTCCAATCTCAACTACTGCCTCTCACGCCCGGCCCATGAGGACAGGCGCGGGCGAGATCAAATATGCGAGGCGGCTTCTCTCGCGGCTTCAGTCCAAGCGTCAACAGCCAATTTGAAATGGCGCCGCCCATCGAAACCGAGCGAATACCCGCTTTCCGGTTCCTCTTCATGCGGGCCGACCACATACCAGCCCATCCAATCGTGGTGGACGTCGTATCCTGCATCTTCGGCCCAATAGCGATCCACAGCGAAGTTTTCGATATCTCGGATGGTCATTTTCTCTCTCCTCATGTCGGCGCTGGATCGCCAATGCCTCACACTCGCATATTGGATAGCTGTTGTCAACAATTATCTGTGCGATTTATCTCTTGCCAAGAAAATAATTGTGTGCGACAATGCAAGGCATGAGCGATGAATGGGCAAAGAGCGCCCAGCCGTTTTTCTCGACGCGATGGGAACGCGAGGATTATGAGCGTGAGCAGCGCGGGTTACCGCCGCTTGGTCCTCGCATTGCAGGGTTGTCCGTCGTGGTTGACCCTAGCATGGCGCCCGATCGCATTGAGTTGCGAAATGACAAGGGTGAGTTGGTCGGCGCCATCACCAATGTCGCCAAGCCCAAGCGCGGCCCTCCGTTCAAGCCGGCGGCCGAGCGCAAAAGCGTCTACGTCGGGTTAAGGCTGACCACAGCAAGCGCGGAATGGCTGGAGGCCGAACGCCAGAGACGAAATCTCACAACGCTGGGCCAAGTCGTGCGCCAACTCATCGCCGAGCGTGTCGAGCGCTCAAAGCTTGAAGCGCTGTCAATCGAATGAAAAGAGCCCCGATTGCGCGGCGCTCGTTGATATTACAAGGCCGGGATTCGAGGTTCAGAAAGCGTGAAGCGCCTCGTTCAAGTCGGCGCAGCGGACCAGTCCGCCATTGTGCGGCTGAAAGGCGTAAAACGTGTTCTTCGCCGAATTCCAGAGCACGTAGAAATCGGGATAACCATCCCGAGGCGTTGGAACCTTGCGGATGACCTCCAGACCGGACACAAACCCGATCTTGACGATTGATCCGACCTCGAAGGACTGCCTGGGCTTGAACGAGAAGTGAGACATGAAACCCTCCATCGCTTTTGATTGCTCACTCTCCCATAATGGATTATTGTTGTCAACAATAAAGAGCGCGGAAACATGAAAAATAAGGTTCGCATGTAAACCATAGGAAGCAAATCAGCGAGACCCTTAAAATGCCATGGATCGTGATCCGCACTGCTGCAAACAGCGAATTCCGGGTTGCACATGATCTCAGAGAAGCAGGATTTCATTCCTATTGCCCAATAGGAAAAAAAATTGTGACATGGACCAATGGACGCCGAACAAAGAGCGCCACGGCCAAAATCTATCCCGTCTTTTCCCGCTATCTCTTTGTTGAATGCCAAGACAATCACCTTCCGCACAAACGCAGCGTTGATCGCATTGAGGCCATTCTCAGCGATGCTTCCGGTCCCCGTTTCGTCCCCTCCCAGAGCATTGAGACAATTCAACAGCTTGAAAACTCAGGCGAATGGGACGAAACCGTCTTTCGCGCAGAGAAATCAGTCTATCAGCCCGGCGACGCGATCCGCATCGTTTCCGGCGCTTTCGCTCAATTCCCCGGCGTCATTGCGGCCCTTCGCCCGGATTTCCGCCTCGATGTCTCAATCAACATTTTCGGCCGCCAAAACACAATTCCATTAGACGCTTGCCAAATCGAGGCGATGTGATAAATCTTCGCTTGGCCGAACGGCGAACCGCGTCGAGATTACCGGCTGCCGCCGCATTGGCGATGTTGAAACTTTTCGAGATGGTCAATCAAAATGGGCCACGGCGGCGCGCGTCCTGGCGCTGGCCGAAAGCTCGGTTCAGCGACCATCAAAAGCCGCAAGATTGCTGATCGAGCAGCCCGAAAAGGGCTTATGCCGCTTGAGGTGATGCTCAAGGCCATGGGCGAGCATTACAAGGCTCAGGAATGGGACGCAGCTTCGGCAATCGCCAAAGATGCAGCTCCTTACATGCACCCCAAGTTGGCCTCGATCGAGCACGGAGGTTCGGCGACGAGCGGTCCGATTGAATTCCGCGACGTGTCCGACGAAATGCGGGCACGGGCTTTGATGGCCTTTTTGGCGCGTAACAAGATCACGGAAGAGGGAAAATGACGCTTTGAGCATTTCCCATCGCCTTCTCGATACGATGGAACTGACGCAGGCGACCGACGAGGAGTTATTTTCGGCGCTCGGCGAGGAAGACACGCCACGCTTGTTCGGACAGGTTTACAAGGTCGATCACGCCCATGACGTGCCGACTGGCGCCGGTTCGAGCGTCGACCGCAAGACGATCTACATCGACCGCACGTTGTATCAGGAAGTAATGGACGGCGAGTTCAAGGCGTCCGACTTGACGCCGCAGCAAATTATCGATCGCTGGATTGACCACGAACATATCGAGATTTGCATCGTTGCCGGGGATAATCCGATCGACACCTATATGCCGGCGCATGAGCGCGCCCTGTGCTGGGAGCATCTAGGAGTTCTGGCAATCCTTGGACGCGCTGGCGCCGAAGCGAAGATCAGGCAATACGAAACCACGATCTGGCCCGGCTTGGTGCGCTGTTATCATCGGCCGAGCGCCAAACCGCCTCTTGATCTATGGTGCGGCCCGACGCTGGACGATCCGACCGAGCGAGACAAGGAAATCCTCGCCGCTTATGTGCGCCTTGGCGTTGTGGACGCCGGGAAGCATTCGAAGCGCGAGACGCGATACGGCATGGCTGCGCATCGCTGTCGGGCTTGCCAGCACTGGGCGCCCAAGCTATTGAGCCAGGAACACGGCCAGATCGCGGCGTGTGAGATCGTCAACGGGCCGATTCGCGCCGATCGCGGATGCGATTTGTTCAAGGCGGCAGACCAATGAAGCTGCTTGAGTCTTATCATTTGATATGGCTGCATTCTCATCCGGAACGCAGTGAGAAGTGGCTTCGTCAACAGCTAAGCGAAGGATTTCACATTCATCATATCAACGGCGATCATTTCGATGATGACTTCGCCAATTTGGTGTTGATCGAAGGAAGCGACCATCTTCGCCTTCACGGCATTGACCTAGTGTCGTCCGTCCGTCGTAAGGGAGCGCGAGGACCAAGAAAATCGACGCTTATGCGTGGCGCGATTGCCTATGACGCCAAGGCGCGTGGTGAAAAATGGACTAATGCTGGGCAGAAATCTGGAGGGTGCGGCAATCATGCTGCCGCGATGGCCGCGATGAAATATGCTCAGCGCAATAATCTGCCGTGGCCGCCAGAAAGCAAACAGCACTAAAAGGTTGAAATTCCACAATTTGGCGTGACGGCCGCCTTACGCCGCATCTAAAGGAGACTGTCATGAAACTGAGCTTCCGAAAGGCCGGCCTTATCGTGGCGGCGCTGGTCGCCGCGCCGCTGATTGCATGGGGCGCCGGCAACTGGTCGACGCTGCCCGTCGTTGGCGACACGTCGTTCTGCGGCTCGACGGTCAGCGGCGTCACGCTACCCGCGGGCCAGGGCCCCTATGGCGTCGTTCCCGGTTCGACGCAAGGGACTGGCCAAGGCCCCTGCGGCCAGACCATTCCTGCGGGGCCGCCCGCGCTCACGGGCGAGGAACTGATCCCCGCCGACACGCAGCTCGCCAATAGCGCGCCGCCTCAGACAGTGACTATCCCCAGCAGCCTCCTTGGCGCATCGACAAACCGCATCATCGGCGGCGACATGACGACCAATCTGGCGCAGCGCCTTTCCACGACCAAGGGTGTTACGGCTCTCGCCACGCTATCGCCGACCGCGGCCGTCATTACGGCGGACCGCTGGTGGGTCATAGCTCCAGCCGCCGGCGTCACGGCCACCATCGACAGCACGGCGTCGACCGCCGTAATTCCCGGATTGAACAACACCAAAGCGCTTCGCATCGCTCGCACGAGCAGCGGCGCGGCAGGCATCACTTGCGTGGGGCAGACGCTCGACAACGCTGCATCCCTTCCGCTGATCGGGAACAATGCCGTTTTCTCGTTTTACGAGTTCAATGGCTCAACCCAATCGGCGACCAACGCCAATATTACGGTCAATGTCGACTACACGTCCGCCGCCGATGCGTCGGGAACGCAAGCCACGCTCGGCTATGCCGGCGCCAACGGCTCGCTGTTCGCGCTTGGCGACGTCGGACTGACTTCCGCTGGCCCCACCAATATGACCCGCGCCATTGCGGGCGTCTCTCCCGGAACAACTGGCTCTGTGGCGTCTGGCGTCGCCACCATTCCGGCCTCGACCACCTGGACGCGCTATTCGGTCTATGCGCCGATTCCGGTCAATGTCCCCGGAACCACGACGCCTGTCACATCCGTCAGCGTTTCGATATGCTGGACGCCGACGGCTACGACAGCCGTAGCGACCGATTATATCGAGTTGAATTTCATGCAGTTGGAGGCGAAACCTTCGACGGTCACCGCCAATTTGCCAGCGGGAGTGGTTTCCCCATCGGCTGTCGATCGCCGTGCGGCGGCGTATGAGCAGGTTCTGCAGCAGTATTACTGGTATTTCAATTACGAGCAGCAGAGCCTTGGCCTCGCGACCGAGGGCATCTGCGCCGATCTCACGACCAGTTCGCTGAACTGCATGGTTGTGTTTCCGGTTCAGATGCGCATCGTTCCGGCCGTGAAGTTCACTGATGGTTTTCAGGCCTTTGTCCAGGTCGCGGAAACCAGCATCGGCGCGATGTCCAGCCTGGCGATTCCAACAGCGCTCGCCTCTGTTGTGTCGAACAAGGGCTTTACCTTCAAAGCGGCGGCGAGCACCGTCGGCGCGGCCGGCACGATCAATCAGTGGATGTCGCTTGGCACGTCTTCGGCGACGGGCATCATTTCGGCCAGCGCGGAGCCATAAAATGAAAGGCAAGTCCGGCAAATCCTCGCCACTGGTCACCAAGGCCGCGGCCAGCGGCAAACCGTTGAAAGTCGGGCTCGCCAAGCACGACGGCAAGAAGCAAGCGGCCGGCATGAAATCCGGCAAGAAATAGGAGATCGCGATGGCGAATGAAATTGGGAACGTGACTGGCATTACCGGCAGTTCAATGGCGCTCAACACGCAGCGCGACCAGGGCGCGGTCAAGCCCAAGCCGCAGGGCAATCACAATCCCGGCGGCACGAAGCCGGAAAAGGCCCCTGCGGCGCGCGTTCCGATCGCCAAGTAACGGATTGTTACAAAACATTTCCGCATGGTTGATCTGGACGTCATAGGCCGACGGATCGGTGCTCTGAGCGCGAAAGACCGCGAAGAGTTCGACAAGCTGATTGAGCATGAACTTCGCGCAAAATGGCTGCCCGACCCGCGCAATGAACCGCAGTTTCAGGCTTATTATAGTGACGCTGATCTCATGCTGTTCGGCGGAGCGGCCGGCGGGGGCAAATCCGACCTTCTGTGCGGTTTAGCGATCAATTGCCATACCAATAGCGTAATTTTCCGGAAACAGAGTTCTGATCTTCGCGCGCTTGAGGATCGAATGCTCGCCGTGGCGGGGCGCGCCGGATGGAACGGCTCGACGCATACGTTGCGGACGGGCGGCAAATTGGTCGAATTTGGCCATCTTGATCGACCGGGCGCCGAAGAGGACTGGCGCGGACGCCCGCACGATTTCATCGGTTTCGATGAGGGCGCGCAGCTTAGCGCTGACAAAGTCCGATTCGTCATGGGATGGCTGCGCAGTACCGACGCCAAGCAGCGCCGGCGCGTGATAATCGCGTCAAATCCGCCAGCGAAGGGCGAAGGGCGCTGGTTGATCGATTGGTTCGCGCCTTGGCTCGATCCCGGCTTCTCGCGGCCCGCGGTGCAAGGAGAATTGCGCTGGGCGGCGACTGCGTCCGATCGCGAAGGATCGACGGTATGGTTGCCCGACGGCGCGTCGATCGTGTTCACGCATGGGGTCGAATGGCGCTATGCGACGAAGGAGGAAATCTCCGAGGGCGACGCGAATCCGAAGGTCGTCCAGCCGCAGACGCGCACATTCATTCAATCGCTGCTGCGCAACAATCCATATCTGGCCAACACCGGATATCGCGCGCAGATTCAGGGTCTGCCCGAACCGCTCCGCAGCCAGCTTCTCAATGGCGATTTTGTCGTCGGGCGAGAGGACCATGAATGGCAGGTCATCCCAACGGCATGGATTCGGGCGGCGCAAGAGCGCTGGACGCCGTCGCCACCTCGGGATGCCCAGATGACGGCCATCGGCGTCGATGTGGCTCAGGGCGGCGCGGATCGCACCGTATTGGCTCCGCGCTTCGGACCGTGGTATGCGCCACTCATTGAGCGACCCGGGATTTTGACGCCGACGGGCTCCCACGTCGCCGCTTTGGTGGTGGAGATTCGCCGTAATCAAGCTATCGTCGTCATGGACATGGGCGGCGGCTACGGCGGCGCGGCGAAGGAACGCCTGAACGACAATGAAATCGACGTGCGACCATTCAACGGAGCCAATGCCAGCGGAGAGCGGACGCGTGATCGTCAGCTACTCTTAACCAATAAACGCAGTGAGGCGATTTGGCGGTTTCGTGAAGCGCTCGATCCCGACCAAGATGGCGGCTCTCCCGTCGCGCTTCCGCCAGATCCGCAACTTGCGGCCGACCTTGGCGCTCCGCGGTGGAAGCTGACGCCGCGCGGCATCCAAATCGAGTTGAAGGAAGAACTGAAGAAGCCTGATCGCCTGGGAAGAAGCCCCGACAAAGGAGATGCGGTAGTCATGGCATGGTCGGAAGGAGAAAAGGGTGTCGTCATCGCGCTGCGCAAGGCCATGCGCATGAGCGCGCCTGCGGCGGAACTTCCGCGCATCGCTGGCCGATTGAGTGTCGGAACTGGGTGGATGGGAAGAGGATGATGGACGAAGTATGGAGATTCGATTTAATTGCGGGGGCCCTTCTCTCGCTTATCGTGATCTCGCTGTTTGTCCATATTTGGTGGACAACTCGGTAAATGGTCGCTCTTCCTATCGCTGACGATGATCCGGCGACGACCGACGATGACATCTTCAAGGAAGCTGTCGAACGGTGGAAGGCCTGCGAGGAATTTCAGGGAAACGAAGATCAGCGCTCGCGCGAGGATATCAAATTCGCCAACGGCGACGCTCGCAACCGTTGGCAGTGGGATCAGAAGCAATACGACAGGCGAGACGGCAACGATTTACCCTGTCTGACGATCAATAACACACGCACGCACAACGACATGGTGATCAACGCCATGTCGAAGGGCGGATTCAGCGTCAAAATCAGGCCGGTCGGAGGGCTCGCAAGTTACAAATCCGCTGAATTGATGCAGACGCTCGTTCGGCGCACCGGGCAAATCTCACGCATCGGCTCACAATTGCGGAAGGTCGCCGAACAACAGGTCGACGGAGGCATCGGCTATATCCTGATTTCGACGCGTTATGTCTCCGAACGTTCATTCGATCAGGACATCTATCTTTCGGCCTCGCGCGATCCGACGGCGGTCTATCTCGATCCGTGGATCAAAGAGCCGGACGGCCTGGACGCCAATTTTGGCTTCGAGTTCGAGCGACTGCCGCGCAAGGAATTTGGCCGAAAATATCCAAAATACAAGGACAAGGTCGGCCTCGCGCCGCTGGACGGCCAGTTTTCGAGTTGGCTCAATGATAAAGAGATCATGCTGTGCAAATATTGGCGCAAGCGCGGCGCGTCCGATACGCTGATCTCGTTCAAGCAGGAAGGCGGCGAGGAAACCGAAAAGCTCGCTTCGGAAATCAGGGACGAAAGCGGCAAGGAAATCTATGACGCCTTAATGCAGCAGATCGAGGATGGCATTCTCGACGGGCGCAGCCGCAAAGTGACCAACGACAAGGTCGAGTGGTTTTTGATCGCCGGGGACGCCATCGTCGATAGAGGGGACTGGGCGGGGAAATACATTCCGATCTGCCGGTGCGTTGGACGCGAACTCGTCATCGACGGCACGCTGGACAGGAAAGGCCATACCAGGCCATTGATCGACGCGCAGCGCATGCTCAACTATGGCGCATCCGTCGCGGTGCAATACGCGGCGTCGGCGGTCAAGGCGCAGTGGATGGGGCCGGCGCGAGCCTTTGAAGGCCAGGAACAGTGGAAATCAGCCAACATCGATAATTGCGCCGCGCTCATGTATAGCGATGTCGACGACGAGGCGCCCGAGGGTTTGCAGCAGATTCCG